TTACGATTTAGCCGGATGATCCCGGCGCCACAGCGCCCACTCGTCGAGGGTTTCGCCGCTGGGTAGTTTGCACTGGGTGCTGACGCCCTGCGGCGTTTGCACCGGCACCCGGGTGCCGCCGGATTGCTGACAGTATACCGCCGCGGGGTTGGGCATGCCGATGGTTTTCGTCGGCGCAGTGGGCTGCGGCTGGGCACAGCCGGCTAATACCAGTGGCAGAATAGCCAGTAACTTTTTCATTGTTCCTCCCTTTCCTGAATGCCCGGGGATTTTAGCCTGAATCTCCACGTTTTCTCCATCTTGCCTGCACTTTTCCCCCGTAGAGTAGCCCTGTTCTCGAACTGACCAGAGAACAGATCATTCCATAATCAATGAGTTTTTCCCCGTCGCCCCCGACGGGGCTTTTTTTTGGGATTTAATGAATTGAAATAAAAGGATTTATTTCAAAAATGTCCACATATCGACCACATTGAAGAAAAAAGGCTCGGCATTGCCGAGCCATTACTATGAGGACGCTTGCTCTTTTTTAATCAGATACACTCGAATTTGAAATAAACTACTTAACGCAAATCCTTCTGAAAATCCCGAATAGCATTCGTAATCTCATTCATTTTTACTGACAAGTGAGGGAGAAGTTTATTACGTTCAACACCAATATCTTTTTCAGCAATCAGATTAAGCTCCTCTACTGACTCATATGCTAATTTGCTGATTTTTATATATAATTCTGCCTTATTGTAGTATATGTAATCTTCTCCATGACCAAGTTCGTCATTTATTTCACGTATTCTACCTATATACATTTGTTGAATTTTTAAGCGTTTTTCATAAGCAGTGTTTCTAAATTCAGGAGATAAATAAATTGCTCCAGTCACTCCAACTTGTGCTAACTGACGCATAGCATGGTGGAACTGCTCTACCCCCTCCTCTAACCCTCCAACACGAACTTCTAAAAATGCCTCATTACCTTCATTGTCTCCCCAGTAACCAATAGTCTCGAAGCAATGGATCACTGTTTCATATGTTTTGATCTTGGTTTCCCAGTGCTTTTCACGTTTGAATTTAGTTACCCCCCAGCGACTCCCTAGCCAGGCACCAAGGAACCCAACTACCGCAGGTGATAATTTTTCAACGCCCCATAACCAATCCATATAGGGTTTCCTCAGATATCAGATATAACTCAAACAGTTATAATGTATGCATTCTCAGCTAATGTATATTACTCACTTCACAAGCTTATGCTTGTGCATGTAGACCATGAGAAAACAGTAATTATTTCATAAATGAAAGCTCCCCCATAAAAATGGGGGAGCTTTTTATACTGCAAGACTAAGTTGACTGTTACCGTAATGAGAGGCCGGGAAAGCGTCGCCGGGGATAAATCCTGGCGGCAAAGGATCTGCGCTGGTTGAGCGCTTCGTTACTCTGCGCTCTACGGTGTTAAGTGTCGTGAATGACTCGCTGCATTCAAGGTTCTGGCATTGATGGTATTGCCGGATTGTGAACTCGCTTAACCGGCGGCTGGTGCGGGTGCGGGCGTTTGCGCCGCAGTAGGGACAAACAAACATGATGATCTCCCATAGGGAGTTGAACTCACGCCTATTATGGCCGCTACTGTTCAGTTTCTGCAATCCAGTCGCTTATTTTCGCCTCAAGCTCCATTTTCGTGGTAAATCCGTTATCACCTATCACATGTTCCGCTCTGGCAATGATCCAATCCTGAGTATCGATTTCAGGCTTAAAGCCCGACACGTTCAGATGCATACCCGGATATAAATCGGCGCGGCCGCGCGCCAGGGTTATCGAAAACTGTGCCGCGCCTTTCTGGAGCTGTATCCATTTTGCCGCAGCTGCGCGCCTGGCCGCCGTTTCGTTCTGATAGGTTTTACGCAAAACATACACGTTACCTTCAGCGCCCTCCATGTAATCCCCCTCCGGCCGGCTGCTTTTCTCCTCAGGCTTTTTTCTGGCAGTATTTGTTTTGCGCTTAGTGACCTTGACCGGTTTTTTCTTGCCGAAATTAAGATCCAGCCAGTACGCCCGCACACCAGTGTAAGCATCACGATCGGCAATGCGGAACCTGTGACGATCTCCGCTGGCACGGGTTATCTCAGCCGATGGCAGCGCCCTACCGGATGCACTGACGCCGCCCCCAGGCAGGATAAACAGCAGACAGCCATTTTTCACGGTGGCAATGGCCCCCAACATCTCCGCCATGCGCGTTAAAAACGACATGTCGCTCTCTTCGGTCTGATCCGCATGGTCGATCTCAATGTCGATCAGGGCCTCGCTAATCATCGGCTTCAGGTCATAACGCCGGGCTATGGCCGATACCACCCGCTCTACCGTCACATCATGCCAGGACACCTCCCGCCTGACGTTCATCTCTTCGCGAAAATCAGCGCTGTGCGCGGTGATGTCGATTACATCCGGCGGCCCGCTATGCCCCACCTCGTCAACGGTGTAGAGACCTTTGTAGATCAACGCCTCACCCAGCCAGCCGATGGACACCGCCAGCTCCGCACCGCGTGGGGGTAAATCCGTTACTCCGTCAGAGTCATCTACTGACAGAGTTAGCTGATCAGCATCAAAACCGTTGTTATCTGTAACAGATAGCGAGGTGATGCGGTCGGCCAGTTCAGTCAGGGCGACCCCACCCAACGTGATACTAAAATCCGGTGTCTTTACGACCTCACTTAATTTTTCTAAATACCCTTCGGCTGCTGTTGTTAGCGTGTCTGCTATCGACATAACTCCCCCGTTTTTTGCTGATGATTCCATGCCCGCGCGCGGGGCTGAATCCCTTTTTGTTGTCAGCGAGCGGGCAGACCGGCAACCAGGCGACGCCAGCAGACTTAACGTTGAATATTGCCCTGAACTCAAAGAGCAACATGATGGTGAACTTATGTCTGAAACTCGTTTTCACGGCGTCCGCTCTCGCGAAAATACCGACCTACAGCAGGCAATCAATGACATTGATTCCAGCGTGATTGGTATTGTTGCGGTTGCTGATGACGCCGATCCGGAAACCTTCCCGCTCAATACGCCGGTTCTGCTGACACGGGTACGTAACGTCCTCGGCAAGGCAGGTAAAACCGGGTCACTTTACAAAGCCCTCAAAGCCATTTCCGATCAGTGCAGCCCGCGCGTTGTGATTGTCCGGGTTAAAGAGGCTTCCGGTAACGGCGCCAGCCAGTCTCAGGCCGTTATTGGCGGAACAGATGGCGACAGCTATACGGGAATGTATGCCCTGCTGACGGCGGAAGCCAAAACCGGCTATCGTCCGCGCATTCTGGCGGTACCGGACTACGACACCGAGGAGGTAACGTCACAGCTTTGCGTGATTGCCCAGAATCTTCGGGCTTTTGTTTATGCCGGTTGTAACGGCTGCGCGACCATGGCGGAGGCTATTGCTTATCGCAAAACCTTCGCTTACCGCGAGCTGATGCTGATCTGGCCTGACTTTATCGCTTACAACCCCCTGACGGATGATAACGAAACGTTTCCCGCCCCGGCTTACGCCTGCGGCCTGCGCGCCGCTATCGATAACAGCCAGGGCTGGCACAAATCGCTGTCGAATGTTGTGGTGAATAACGTTCTCGGTATTTCGAAGGATGTTTTCTGGGCATTACAGGCAGAAGACAGCGACGCGAACGAGCTTAACAACAACGAAATCACGACGCTTATCAAGCGTGACGGTTTCCGCTTCTGGGGTAACCGCACCACGGACACCGAAACCTACACTTTCGAGGTGTTCACCCGTACCGCGCAGATCCTGGCGGACAGTATCGCGGAGGCGCAATTTACCTCTGTTGACAGCCCGCTCACTCCGGCCAACGTGAAAGATGTGGTAAGCGGCATCCGCTCTGCTCTCAGCAAAAAAGTCACTGCCGGCCAGCTTATCGGCGCTGACTGCTGGTTTGATACGCTGGACAACGGCACCACGGATTTGCGCCAGGGAAAACTGATTGTGCGCTATAGCTACAGCCCGGTCCCACCGCTTGAAGATCTGACGCTATACCAGACCTTTACTGATGATTTTTACGAACCGGCGTTCGCGTCGCTCGGGGGTGAATAATGGCTATTCCTCACAAACTGCGGCTTTTTAGCTGCTTTGTTAACGGCGACAACTATCTGGGAAAAGTGACCTCTTTCACTCGCCCCAAACTGTCACGAAAGGTAGAGGACTATCAGGGCGGTGGCATGCTGGGTGCGGTCGGTGTTGATCTCGGCCTTGAGGCTGGCGCGCTGGATTCCACGATTGTTTTTGGCGGCGTCATTAAGGCTCTGTTTCTCGAATACGGAGCAGAAATTGACGGCACGCGGCTGCGCTTTGCGGGTGAATATTTCACTGATGGCGAAAGCCAGCTTGTCGAGGTGGAGCTGCGCGGGCGATTTACTGAACTCGACGGTGGAGACTCAAAACAGGGAGAAGACACGGAGGAAAGCTACACCTTTAAATCCACCTACTACAAATTCTCCATTGATGATCAGCCCATTATCGAAATCGATCTGCTGAATTTCATCTACAAAAAGAACGGTCAGAACATGTTCCCGGACCGCATCACCTCCGCCCTTGGTATGGGCAATTGATAACCTTTCATAGGGTGGCAAAGATGCCGCCCGGAGATTTTAAACATGGCTAAAAAAACTAAAAACCTGTTCACACTGATGCAGCCGGTAGTTCGTAAAGACAGTGAGATCGGTCAGGTGGAAATCACCGGCGCCATCAGTCAGGCCGGATCGTTGCGCGGCCTGAATCTTATCCGCGTTGCCAATATGGATGCAGACTCAATTGCCACGCTGTTGACGCGAGTCACCGCGCCTGCGCTGACACAAAAAGAAATCAACGAGATGCACACTCTGGACTTTATCGGGCTGGCAGAGCTTCTGGTCCCTTTCTTGAATCCGCCGGAGCCTGGAGCGTCGAACGTGGCGGAGACGGAGAGCGAGTAATCACCGTTGCGTTTGACCAGATCGACGATCTGGTTGCTGATATTGCCGTTATTTTTAACTGGCCGCCCTCTGAAGTTTTCGGCATGGATCTTGGCGAGGTGATAGCCTGGCGCAAGCGGGCGGCGCTTCGAAGTGGTGCCAGTGATGAAGAGTCTTGATATCCGCGTTGCTTTCAGCGCTATCGACAGATTTACCCGCCCCGTTAATGCTGCCCGCCAGAGTGCGGGCGGCCTTTCCGACTCCCTCAGAAAAACACAATCCACCCTGAAAGGGCTCGATAAGAGCAGTGCCACTTTTCAGCGAATGACCGCGGCCGTCGGCAAAACCGACCGTTCCATCTCACGTGCCCGTGCCCGCTTTGATGGCTTGTCAGAAGCGCAACGTAAAAACGGGACGCTGACGGAAAAACAGCAAATACTGATGTCGCGACTGGGTGAGCGGCTTGATCGGTTGACCGCAAAACGCGTGACGGAAGTGGCCCGCCTCCGTGAGAGTGCATCAGCCCTGCGCCAGCATGGCGTCATGCTTTCCGGTAGTAGCGCCACCATCGGTAACGCGATACGCCGCACAGAACAATACAACCAATCCCTTGAACGGGAAAAACGGCAACTTGCTGCGGTCACTCAAGCTCGTAAACGTTACGAGGGTGCGCAGCAGATGGCCGGAAAGTTGCGCTCTGGCGGTGCCATAGCATTAGGTACAGCAACCGCTGCCGGGTACGGCGCCGGACGCTTCCTGTCGCCTGCGGTTGGTTTTGATGAGGAAATGTCAAACGTCCAGGCGTTGACGCGGCTCGATAAAAGCGATTCGCAGCTGGCCGCCTTGCGTACTCAGGCAAAAAAACTCGGTGCTGAAACCGCCTTCACCACACGTGACGCCGCCAGCGGCCAGGCCTTTCTGGCAATGGCGGGCTTCACGCCAGAAGCTATCCGTGCCGCACTACCTGGCGTGCTCAATATGGCACTAGCGGGCAGTATGGAATTGGGTGAAACGGCAGACATCGGCTCAAACATTCTTTCTCAGTTTTCCCTCGATGCCGGAGAAATGGACCGCGTCAGCGATGTGCTGACAGGTACATTTACCCGTACCAATACCACGCTTAGCAGCCTCGGCGAGACAATGAAAGTTGTCGGGCCGGTAGCGGCGGGACTTGGGATTAGCCTGGAAGAAGCCGCAGCGATGACTGGCACGCTGGCGCGCGTGGGTATTCGCGGTAGCGAGGCCGGTACGGCAATGCGTCGCTCACTCTCCCGCCTGGCCTCCCCCACTACGGCAGCCAAAAAGGCGCTCAAAGAGCTGGGAGTGGAAACTGCCGACGCGAGCGGAAAGATGAGACGTCCGTTCGATATTCTTCTCGATCTACAAAAACGCGTTTCCCGCTTTGGCGAGGTGGATCAGGTTTCATTTTTCAAAGATATCGCCGGAGAAGAGGGTTTTACGAGCCTCCAGTCTTTGGTCAACGGCGCAGGTGATGGCTACCTCCAGTCACTCTATGAACAAATTGCAGAAGCACATAAAAATCAGGAGGCCTTCGCCGTCGCTAACAAGAAGAAAGACAACCTGGGCGGCGATTTGAAGGAGCTGGACAGCGCGTGGGAGGCGTTCCGCATTTCTGTGGCTGAGACAGTAGACGGCCCATTACGCAGGCTGACACAGGGGCTTAGCCGGGTTATTGGCACTATTCAAAGCTGGATAGAAGAAAACCCCAGACTTTCACGAACGTTGTTACTCGCCGGTGGTACTGCACTGGCATTAACCGCAGTAATTGGCGGTATGTCATTAGCTGCTGGTCTACTTTTAGGGCCGCTTGCAAAGCTCAGGCTGGGGTTTGCACTGCTGTCCGGCGGGAGCGGCATCGGAGGTACGGTATCAGCGTTCCGCATATTGAGTGCTGTGGGCGGCAGTTCACTGGCAAAAATCAGCGGATGGCGTGCCTTACTCGGCGGTCTGGCTGGACGCGCCAGCGTATTAACCAGGTTGATGGTAACCCTGCGCGGCGCGTTACTTGGCGCCTTTTCCTCTCCGGGGACGGCGATAAGCGCCCTGTCAAAAGGCGTTGGCGGGCTGGCGCTGCGGCTAACCGGGATCCCTGCCCTGCTCGGTAGTGTGAAAGGTGGAATTACGACACTGGGCGGCGGATTATCAATGCTCTTGAGCCCAATCGGTTTAGTGGGTGCTGCGTTTGTAGCTGCTGGGGTACTGATCTGGAAATACTGGGGACCAATTAAGGCCTTCTTTAGCGGTTTTTTTACAGGCGTCATCCAGGGGTTAGCGCCTGTTTATAACGCATTTTCCCGGCTGGCGCCCGTTTTCGGGGTCATTGGGGATGGTGTCAAAAACGTCTGGAACTGGTTTAAAAAAGTATTAACGCCCGTTGAGGAGAGTCGCGAGGCGCTAAACAAGTGCGCCAGCGCCGGGCAGACCTTTGGCGAGGTCCTGGGGACCGCACTTAGCGTTCTGCTTTGGCCCCTTCAGAAGTTAATGGAAGGCGTCGGCTGGTTACTGGAGAAGCTCGATCTCATCCCCGATGGCATTGAAAGAGCCTGGCTGGAAGCGGCCAGACTCAGGGCTATTCCGGTTATGTGGGAATGGGATGAAAAATCCGGGCGCATGGTTAAAAGGGAGTGGCAATGGTCATCTGAAAAGCCTGCAAGCAAAGGCAGCGCCCCGCCGCCCAATGTGCTCGGGGGCAACTCAGGAACAGAGCGGCGGCTGGGCCAAATCGCGGATAACACCAAAGGCCTTTTAGATGAGGAAAAGCGCAAACGTATCGGGCCGGGTGACATTGTATTTAAAAATCTCCCTCCAGCCTTTGCTGTGCGTGGTGAATGGCAGGAATCTCGGCTTGTTCGGCAACCTGTTAGTGCTCGTCCGGTTATTGCTGCCGGAGAGCCATTGATTAAGCAGGCACCCGCCTGGCAGGCAGTTCGCCGAAATGAAATCAAGCGCCCGGCAGCTGCGGTGCCGGCAGATGGTTTTTCTGGTGAGATTCACGTCCATTTGCATGGCATCAAGAGCGACAATCCGCGCGAGCTGGCTCGACTTGTCGGGGAGGCTGTCCGTACAGAGATGGATAAACAACAGCGTGCTGCCCGGGGTTCGTTCCGGGATAGCGATTGATTGGAGACAAAACTATGATGATGGTATTCGGACTTTTTGTATTTGAACTCAGGACACTCCCCTATCAGCAATTGCAGCTGTCCCGTAACTGGCGGCACGTTAAAAATGATCGTGTGGGCCGTAGTGCAAAATGGCAGTACGTTGGCGCAGGTGAGAACCAGCTGACGCTGGGTGGATTGCTGTATCCTGAAATCACTGGCGGCAACCTGTCGCTGGGTGCTGTCTCGACAATGGCCTACACCGGGCTAGCCTGGCCGCTGATCGATGGCGTCGGGTCCATTTACGGGATGTATGTCATCACAGGATTGCAGGAAACGCATCAGGAGTTTGACCGTTATGGTAAAGCAAAGAAAATAGAGTTCACACTCTCGTTGCAACGGGTTGATGAAGATATCCGGGAGCGGCTGCAAAGTGCTTCTGCGAGTGCACTAATGGCAACACTAAAAGAAGGCACGGAGACTACATTAATTACAACACAATAGACGTTCGGCGGTCTCCCCCCAATGAGTTACATGCATTAGTTCAGACTAGGTCAGACACTTTCTCTGATGAAATATAATCAAATCTGACGGCCAAAAATAGCCATCATGAACGCAAGCGAGTGGTGTGGCCAAATGAAAGAAGCCAACTAGAATCAATGGTATTTGTGTTAAATTATTTAGATCTTATCTAGCAAAAGGGCCCTTATTAAAAAGGGCCAAGCATATTTCGCCTTAGCCTTGCTGAATTTTGGAAAACAGCGCTTCGTAATACTCAATGGCTAAAGCTGACATGAAACAACGTGGAGATGAACGAAAATGAGAAAAGGCAATATTTTTATAAATAGAAAAATTCTTTGCATTTTGCTCAAACAATTGACAGGAATTATTTAATTGATGGATTGCTTCCAGTGCATAAAATTCATACGCATGTCCCTGAATTAAATACCCAGGATGTGAGTAGAATTTATTTTTAAGCAACTTATTAACCTTTCTTGTTTGTGGTGTAAAACGTACTCCAAACCCATTCCATATATTCTTTAACCGAAAAATACAGCCAGAATCAACAACAAAATTTCCATTTACGTATTCAAAAACAATACCACACAGCCCTTTAAATTTGAAGATTTGTTGACCATTCACTTTTGAGAGCAGGTTAAATTTATGAATAAAGGCTATTTTTTTTCTAATTTTTTCCAATCGATAATAAATAAATCAACCTTTGGGTTTTCCGCCAAAAGAGAAGTTAAAACCTTTTTCAGTATTTTACTTGTCCAAAAATCATTTTCATAACTATACCCCATGGTATAAAAAACGAAATCATCACTTCTTAAACCACTTGATATCATTTCGTCATGATCTCTATCCATAAATACGATATGAGAATCCCCATCTGATAATGCAGATAAACTCCCCACCATGGATTGGAGTGCTGTTTTACCTCCTTCAACTTTTATCTCATATTTCCCATCAAAAAAGTTTGATATAATTGAATCATAATAGATATAATCTGGAAGTTTTGTAGTATCTTTGCTATCTCCTTTACCTTCAATATGGAAAATGAAATTAACATCTCTGACCGTTGCTTCCGCAAATAGTCCGTTTGGTGTTCTTGAAATGAAATCATCTTCCATAATCTATACCTTTAACGCAAAATCTCTTCTTCTCCCAATAACGTCAGGAGAATGGGTGGCTAATAAAAACTGAGCTTTAGGATTGATAGTCAAAAGAGCATCAACTATTTTATCTTGCCATTTTACATGCAGCGAAACTTCAGGTTCATCGGCAATATAGAGAATTGGTTTACGTTCACTGAGATAAATCTGACCAAGTAAAATTATCATCTGCTTTTCGCCTGATGAAAGTTCATTCAAGCTAATATGACCATCCTTAGCTTTCATTACTAATTGATTTTGACTAGATAGTATTATCTCTTTATCCTTAGGGAAAAAGAGTTTGAATACCTCAAAGAATTCATTTTGGCTTCTAAATATATCATCCTTTTTCCTTTTAAGACTTTCATAATCTGCAATTAATGAACTGGTCCTCCATGCGTTAAACATTATCCCTAAATCAGTCACTGAAAAATCATGCTCTTTTCTTTCAAAACTAGACATTACACCGCGTAATTTATGGAAATAGTTTTCCAATCTTTTATTGGTAACCCCCTCTTTTTGGGGAGACATAAAATTAGATATTTCCCGAAGGGAAGCCTCTTCTTTATCTAGGTTAGAATAGTTATTAAAAAGTTTAAGTTCATCTTCTCCGGGAACCTCCAGTAATTTATTGAATATATCTCTCTGAAAGTTGCTAGCAATTCTATTATATACTTTTGATTGACGAGAGAACCTATTAACAAGTTCATTTTTTATTATATCTAATTTATTATTTACCGGATCGGATGGTGAGTCTGAAAAAGGATCGTGTTCATATTCTTTTCTCCCGGTTCGGGATAATGGCAAAAAATCTATCATCGAGAACTTAGCAATTATAGACTTCGCCTCCTCAACCCTTTGATCCATCGCAAAATTATACTCATCATCCTCAAGATTGAATGAAAATATAGAATCCTTGAAATTAATAAAGAAGTTGACATTTGTTTTACTGGTTTTTTCGACCCGAATCATTTCTCCTTCTGTAAATAAAATTGCTAGTTCACTAAATGGCATCGCCAGCAACTGCCCAACATCTACAGAAAGTGCATTACTAATAATGTTTATTATTGTAGTTTTACCTGACCCATTAACCCCTATTAAAAAGTTAATCGATTCATTTAATTCCAGATGGACGTTTTTATAACCCCACATTTTTTCTATAAAAATATCCGTTATTTTACTCATTCGTTACACTCCTAGTTTAAATATAGAAATCAAATCATAAATGAATTTCTTAGTTTTCTATTGGCTCCACAATCTACGATAAATTCTACAAAAACCAACTTCGATACTCAATGACAACTATAACTATCTTCACTTTATGTCCTGTCTTTGGGTAGCATGCGCGTACTCTTTGAACGATTCCTCACAGATTAATGCAAATAGATGTTAGCAATGCCCCCTTCTGGCACAAAATCGCCAACCCGATGAGATTAGGCCTTGGGCTGAAAAAATACCAGATCGAGTCCCTGCCAATGCAGTTTATGACAGTAAGCGATACAGGTAAACACGGTCATAACTGACCATATTTTTATGCAACGCGCTTCCACATGATCAGTGAGACAAACTCGTTAGTCACATCTATCGCTTTGTTTGTGGACGCCTTCAGGCCTGCTGCATCTGTGTAGGTTCCTTCCGTCAGGGCAAGCGGGCCGTTTTTCTGGTTATCCGTGCCATGTGTGGCATCGGGATCCCAGGCTATGCCTGGTGACCTGTCACCAGAGCGGTGCCAGTGCGGAGGTAGGTTATCAGCCTCAATTTTCACCTTGTTGCTGCCGCCGATCGCACCGTATTGAGAGGCAATCCGTACAACCCTGTCAGCAAAGGTTTCGCTTAAATCAGCCCATGTCTGCCAGGGGAAGCGAGTCGCCGGGCTTTGTTCTCCTGAGATAACGATCCCGACGTAAAAAATAGCGTCGACAATGGCCTTGTATCCGGCTCCATCGCTGTTGAGTCCCAGCGCCTTCAGGGCTTCGGATGTATCGCTCAGATCGGAAAGATTATTTTCTTTCTGAAGTGCGCCGGTGATGCGCGAGTCATCCCCCGAAGCTACCGTTCCCGCCTCGGTGCCCACGTCCCGCGTGGCTGAGTTACCCAGTTCAAGATTATCCCGGGCCTCTTTGGGATCGTTTAAATCAGCAAGATTTTGTGCTCGCCGCAGATAGCGTTTATCACCCGTTTCCTGCGTGAGTGTGGCAAGCGCCGGATCGATAACCAGCTTCACATTTGAGCTGTGCGTCAGCGTCAACACCAGCGTCAGAATGATCTCTTTGATAATGGAATCAGATTGCGCCGGGAGGTATGTCGCCGGATATGTGCCGTAAGCGATGAGCGTACCCTTAGCGCTGACCAGCCCCGCTTCTCTGAGCATTTTACCCGGATAATCCTGGCAGTTGATAACGATCTGACCGCTGATAAACCCCTCATAGCTTGAATCAGAGTCAAAGGTTTCACGGCCAAACTGTCCAAAAAGCGCCGTCACCGCCGCCAGCTCATCGGGATCAGTCGGCAATGTCACACCGCCTCCATCGCCGATCAGCACGGAGGTAATATGCACAACCTCCCCCGCCTGATACGCGGCCTCGATTTCGGCGGCGCCCGCCGTGGTTAGTGTCAGTCCCGTGGCCATTATGCCTCCTCATTTTTTGTTTCTGGCTCTATGCCGTACACGCTGGCAAGGCGATCATAAAAATCATCACTCACGGTCTTGCGGTCAGCATCGATATCACCTTCATCAAAATAAATCACGCCGGCGATCTGAAGCCGGTTCAGGTGCTCCAGGAAAAACGCATCGGTCTGGCAAAAGTCGATCAGGCTTTTTAATTGATTGAATGTTTTCATAGTTTGTTCGTTATCCAGTTGCCGGGTAAATCGTCGTAATCGTCCAGGCCCGCACAGGCATAAAACGCGTAATAGTGCGCGGTGACATTCGGCACTTTGCCCATAAATACCAGGCCTTTGCCGGCCAGTAATGCGCAGCTCCTGAATATTGCCGTTGTGGTGACAATCTCCGGGTAACTCGCAAGATTAAATATCGTGTTAACGTCGCTGCGTAATGACGCGCAGCCGTCAAACAGATAACCCACCGTCGTTACCGCCGTGGTGTTGAGTAATCCCGCCCCGACGACTTCCAGCGCACTACATTCCGAAAAGACATTCGTGAATACCGTGGCACTTATGCTGGCGGCAAAAAGACCGGCTGGCACTGAGCGCAGGTTTTTACAGCCCCTGAAAGTCTGGCCGTAAGAGGTCACCAGCGGGTTACCGCTGAACAGGTTTTCCGGTATTTCCTCCACGCCGGTATTCTGGAACGTGGCGCCAAACGAGGTAATAAGCGAGCAGGACGCGAACAGCGTCGGCGGAATATTTACCAGTGAGGTGCAACCGTAGAACGTCGATCCGGCGCCGGACAGCAGAATGTTGTTTTTCAGCAAATCGCCGGGCAATGCCGCCAGTGAGGTACAACCCGAGAATGTCAGTGTTAACGAAGTGAGATTGATGCAACCATCAAGCAGGCCGGACGGTAGCGCGATCAGTGCGCTGCAATCACGGAATGTCGATCCCATACCTTTCAGAGATACCATGTCAATGAACAGTTCTTTTGGCAGTCCAACCAACGCAGAGCACTTGTCGAACAAGAAATCCACGGCTGTCACTTTGGCGCAACCGGCAAACATATCTCCCGCGAGAGAAACCAGAGCGCGGCAACCTGAAAACGTATAGCCCAGGCTGGTTAACGCGCTACATCCCCGAAATGCGCCGTTCCCCACAGAAACCAGCGAAGTACAGTTTACAAAAGCGTATGTGAATGTCGTTACCAGCGCTTTCTCAGCAAAAGCATCAGCATCAATTTTCGTGAGCGATCCACAGTTAGCAAAAGCGTATGAGAAAGTGGTGACTTTCGCGCAGTCAGTAAAAGACGGGAGCGCCGTCAGGCTGCTGCAACCATAGAATGTACTGGCAAAGGTTGTTACCTCTCCGCAGCCGCTGAAAATATCTTTCGCTACAGTTTCAAGAGAGCGGCAGCTGTAAAATGCAGAGGCGAATGTCTGCGCCTGGCTGCACCCGGCAAATAAACCCGCGCCGACCGTTTTCAGCGAACTGCAACCAGAAAAGACTGTCCCGAAATAGGTGACTTTCGACAGACCTGCAAACAGACCGGCAGGAACAGAAAGAAGCTGCGAACAGCCAGTGAATGCACCGCCAAAATGATTCGCTTCAGAACATGTTTTAAACAGGTTGGCGGGAATTGCCGTCAGTGCCGTACAATTCTGGAATACGCCGGTGAATGCGCCGCCCGGAACATCCGCAAACATATCAGCAGTCAAGGCAAGAAGATTTTTACACGCCCTGAAGCTATAAGAGAATGTCCCTGCTGAACCGCATCCTGTAAATATTCCCGTGCCGATATTTGCAAGCATTGAGCAACCATCAAACGCGTAACTAAAATTCACCGCAGATACACAGCTGTGGAACAGATTATTGCCGATACTGATCAGGCCGGTGCAGCCTGCAAAATACCGATGAGAAGTCGATCGCATCAGGCTGGTTTGCAAATAGCACCGATGGAACCTCAGTAAGCGATGTGCACCCTCTGAATGCGTCTGAAAAATCCTCTATCTTCATGCGAGCAAACAACGATGCCGGAATACCTGTAAGCGATGAGCAGTTGGTAAAAATATTTTTGCAGTTTTTCACGTTTGGCAAATCGTCAAATGCTCCGGAACGAATAGCCATTAATCCGGTGGTATCCAAAGCGAACCCTGAAAGATGACCTCTTTCCCCTGTAACACTAATCAATTCCACAACAGGGTTCAGTTTCGAAGAATAGTTAGATAAACGGCTGCGCAGACAGGCGGTTTCCGTGTTCTTAACCGTGATGGTGTATTCCTTTCCCTGTACTAATTCACGTGTAGGAATAACCCAACCTGAAGCTTCACTGGCGGGATCGAAACGGTAGTCCCGGCTGTCAATGCCGTCGCCATAGTCAACCGTGAAACCCTCGTCCATATGAGCAAAGAATATTGGCTTGGTTGCACTGTCGATGCGGGTAATGAACTTCATTACCGCGACCACTTTTATGCTGATCACCGCACTGACGCCATTAGTCGTCGTAACGGTGACCGAACAGGTACCTCGCTTCATGCCCGTAACCAGAATATCGCCGTTTACTATCCGGGCGGTCGCGATTGTTTGATCCGATGTAGTTACCGTAAAGGTTTTATCTTCCGCGTATTCGGGGAGAATTGTCACCGTGACCGTTTCCGCGTCCCCGGGGGCCAGATTCAGCTCGTAGCGGGATAAAACCACCTGCAACGGGACAAAGCGCGGCGTGATTTTCTCCGTGGCGTACATGTAACCGGCCGCATACGAGGTTCCCTGAAGTCGGCCAAATACATGAACGGAAAACCAGCTGCGCAGATTCCTGGCGCGCAGCACCGCCAGTTTTAGATCCTGCTGGTCGTATTCCGTCACCGGCAAATCGTTCTGATACACGTTCAGGCGAAAGGTATACGGATCCCCTTTCGGGTTCTGATTGAACCATTCAACAATATCCGTCCCGAAAGGACTGTCCACCAGGGCATGACGGACGGCGGCGACCGTACCACGATGGCGGTGGATGTAGTGGGCGCGCTTGATCGCATCGCGTTTCTTTTGTTCTGACCAGTTAATATTCCAGGTATCAACCTGATATTCCCACGCCAGCCACGGCAGCAGCGCCAGCGGGCAACTGTCCGGATCTTTAACCCAACGGATCAGATATACCGGCAACCTCTCCAGTGCGGCGGCACTGGCCCTGTCTATGGCCCGCTCCACGGCGGTGGCGTTGGGTGGCAGAATGCTGGCGGGATAATTAGCGGTCATAGTCCATCACCACAAGATTGATTTTCACAGAGGTGCAATGAGGCGCTTCGCCCATCGTCGCAACGACGTCGGCGACGGGTGAATGCAAATCGACGGTGACAACGCCGTCCTGATGCAGCGCCCCGTCTATGCCTGACCGTGCAGCGGTGGCGTTGATAAGATGCACAGAGGCAGTGTATTCGTTCAGTGCTGCAGTGGCTTTTTCCAGCACCGTGGCGGTGTCCACGCCATAAGGGACGTAAATATCAGCAACCACCTGATAACTCACAATCACAGCGGAGCGGACATAATCAGCCACATAATCCGTAATCGGACGCACGTCTTCCGGGTTTACCGCTGACAGGACTTTGTCAAGCAGCGCCTGCGGGGCAGTCCCATCTCCGGTACGTGACAGCACGTAGAGAAAAACGCGTCCTTCCTGGTTATGGGTTTCAGGGCCATAGGCGCGCACATCGAGCACATCCGCATCCGCACCTCGCGCAAAATAGTGATAGGCATTTCTGGCGCCCGCCGTGCTCAGGCGAGCCCATGAGAGCAGCGTGCGGCCGCGCAGCTCTTCGTCGCTTTCATATACTGCGTCCGCCTCGTCGGTGGCTTCGGTAATCAGCAGGCGTTCAGTGTCAAAATTCCCGGCGACCTGATCGAGATCCGCCCCCAGGGCGCTGGAAAGCAGCACCGCGCGCACGGCTTCATTGATACGTTGCAGCAGATGGATCTCGCGATAGGTGAAGGCCTGAGCCAGCGCGGCCATCGGTTCAGATTCCAGCAGCAGCGCAGCAGACACTGAAGCCTGAAGTTCCGCAGGCATGGCCGCCACGATAAGCGCCCGGATATCAGCCAGCACCGTTTCAAAATCGGGCACCTCGACGATATCAGGCTGTGGGATCTGAGATAAATCGACGGACGTTTGCACACTAGCTCCTTAGCCTGATGGTGTTACTGGTTTCTGTCATGGTTTCCGTGATAGTGCCGGTCAGTTCAGCAGTCACCGCGCCTGTTTCTGAAAACACCACATTGACGGTGGTCAGACTGATCCGCGGCTCCCACTGCGCCAGCGCAATAGCGGTGGCGCCCATCAGTTGCATGCGGGTGACGGTGTTCTGTGGCGCATCGAGTAAATCAGGTACCACACTGCCAAAGTCCCGGCGCATCACACGGGAGCCTGTTGGCGTGGTGAGGATTTTTGTCACGGACTGCCAGAGCTGATCGTGATCGGTCAGCGCGCCGGTGCCTTCCGGGTTCATCCCGGTATAACTGGCTGTCATTGCGGACCTCCCGTGGTACTCCCGCCAGACTGCACGCCACCGTGTTTATGTTCGTGTACGGTGATCCCGTTTGACTGCAACACGCCGCCGGAGTGGATCACATCACCGGCCATCGTGCCACCGTGGGTCAGCTCGAAAGTGCGCGTTTTGAGGTGGTTTGTGCATTCCACCTCCGGCGTGTCCAGCGTGACCCGGGTTTCGGCCTGGATATGCGCGGTTTTAATGCCGGTCACGGCCAGCGCTCCGGCATCGGCGGCGGCGTCGTAATGCAGGCGCGCGCCATCCGGTGCGGTGATGCTTATTTCCAGCAGGCTGCTGCCCGTTGGCGGGTTATCTGCGCTGTATGCAGAGCCAATCACAAACGCGTTTTCAGGGTTGCCACCCGGACAACCGATCCAGACCTGCTCCCCTATCGAGGGCGGCAGCCAGATGCTGAATGCCCCTGCGCGGGTGACGTTCCAGCGGATCCAGGTGGTCAGCAACCTGCCGGAGCGAACGCGCACCGCTTTCTTATCGGCGCTGATTTGTTCCACGACGCCCAGGCGCAGAATGTTTTCCAGCAGGCGCATCAGCTCAGCATTCATGACGCACCGCCCAGACTGCTGATAACGGCGTTTTCCGTAGCGATCAGGTCTGCCGGAGTCATGCCCAGCAGTTCGCGCGCTGGGTACTGCGCGTAAGCTCCCGGGCCAACTTCATCTTTGAGGCCATACTGGTGAATACGGGCAATGCGCGCAGCGATGCCGTCAAATCCTACGGTGACGCCGCCCGCGTCCGGCCTGACCTTCATAAAACGCAGGTTGCGCAGGCGGGTAAACATCGGTGCTATTTTTGTCTCTGAATGCGTCGCTGATTGCGTTTTGATTTCCAGATACCGCTCGATATCGGCCCGGTAGAAGGTGCGGATATCCCGGCGCTTCTCGTCAAAACCCGTGATTGTCCGGCCATATTTACCGCGCCCGCCGCGCCAGTTTTTCAGCGCCCGCACCTCATTATTCCAGACGAACTTGACCCCCTGCTGGGTGCGGTAAACTTTGCGGCGGCGTGCCGTGTAGCCGCTGCCGTCCGGGTTTTTCTGTGACGCGATGCGACGCTGCTGACTACGGCGCACTGCCAGGCCAATTTTGCGCGCGGTACGGGTGCGCCCCGCCGGGCTGACGCCGTCGAGAATGTCCTGAAAGACCTGATCCAGCTCGCTGAACATGCGATCGCTCACGTTCCGGCCTCCTGAAGCATGCCTTCAAATACCAGCCCCCAGCCTGCGGCGTGGGGTGCCAGCACGCGCGGGCGCGGCTCTGGCAAATGCTCGGCATACGGCACACCGTTTTCATCCAGTTGTACCAGTACCCGCTGACGCACCGGCAACTCAAACATCAGATCGGCGGTGTCATCGTTGTTAATCAGTGTGGTGAATTTAATCTGCTGGTTTTTATCGGGGTTCAGCAGCAGATCGGGCTGATTAAACCAGAGCCAGGCCATCAGCGGCAGAGTGAAGTCGTCAATGCTCCCTGCGTAGTTCATGACGAACAGCACCAGAGAATAGCGATACATGAACGACGGCGTTTCACCGGTAGTTTCAATGCCACCCTCTTCAACAAACACCGTCCAGGCTTCCGGGTTCGCCCGGCACCAGGTATTTGCTTTCTCTATGGCGGCGCGGAGTGTGTTTATCTTCAGCATTTATGGCTCCTTTCGGGTGTTCTGGCGCAGACTGTCCCACTGGCGGATCGCCGCTTTGTCAGCATTGCAGGCATCAAGCGCATCCATCAGCCTGTCGCTGAATATCGCCACCGCGCCCCAGGTCACTGGCTTATCCAGCGCCGGGCGTGGCGTCTCTTCGGTCAGGCTCTCCGGGACGGGTTCACGGACCAGTTGAATGATCGGCGCGGGCGGTGCGTTTTTGCAGGCTGCGGCTGACAGCGTCAGGCACAGGAGTAACAGCGCACGTGTCACCATTGAACGCGGTCTGCATTGCTTCACGTCGTCGCTCCCCTTCTGCATTACGCTGTTGCTCACGGACTTTTACCTCTGCCAGTAACTTATGGGTTTGTATGGCGGTCGCCTTCACTTCCTGAATAACCTGGTCGTAACCAGTCGCCGTTTCGGTCAGCAACTTGTTGCGGGTCCTGGCCTCGCTCAGCTGGTCGGTCTGCCACCAGACAGCAGCCAGAAGGACAAGCATCACAATCACACTGCCCGCCCTCATGACGGCGTACTCAGGCCCAGCAGGCACCAGGCTTTAAAATCATTGCGCCGGTTAACCAGGCCGGCGGAGCGCTTACCGCCCACATTGACGAAATCAGTCAGCCTGTTGCACATCTGCGGCCATTGTCTGGCCTGGGCATGCTTCCAGATCGTGGTCCTCTGCTTGCGTCCGTTTTTATCGGTGAACCACATCAGCCCGGTGCAGCCCAGATTCAGGGCGGCATCAGTCATGGCCTCAAAGGTGAGCTGAGGCATGTCGGCGCCGTGAAAATTGTTATTAATACAGTTTTCTGCCCGTTGCAGATCATTGATCCAGCGTCGCGCTATTTCCTGGTTGCTGTATTCGCGGTTTTCTACGCCGCCCGTGGAGCCGATACCAATGGTCAGAGCACCCGCCGTGCAGTAATAAGGCGTGCTGCGGCAGTCTTCCCAACCTGCAATTTTCTGCTGCCCTTCTTTCGACGTTCTGACGCTCCCGGGCGCCAGCGAAATGCCCAGAGCCACAATCACCGCAATCGAACATTTTTTGATGATGTTCTTCATGCAGGTTTGTCTCCGTGCAGTTGCTCCAGCAACTGCCGCTCGCGGTCCGACAGGTTGCGAGTTTCCGCCTGGCGGAGAATCTGCTCGATCAAATCGTTACGGCGCTGGCTGGCCTGCTCAATGCGGCGGCGGTGAATCGCCAGCCGGACGGCGGAAACAATCCCCAGAAGAAGTCCAGCCAGCGCCAGCTTTTCGCTGACGGTCATCACGCCCACGCCGGTCACCAGGGCGGATGTTGCAAACGCAAAATATTCGTTAATACGATCCAGAGTCATTCCCATAACTGGACGGTTACCCGTTCCACCTCGCTGGTTATCACGGGCATTTCGATCTCCTGCCCGGCATTCAAAAATATCTGGTTGCTCAGTCCCGGATTGGCTTCGAGCACCTTCTCCGTGACACCTGCGGTTTTGCCGTAATGACGCCAGCAGAGCTGATCAACCGTGTCGTTTTGCAACGCCCTGACTTTCATCAGAACAGCTCCGCATAGATACGGGCTTCTTCCCGAATGTCAGCGATACTCCAGCGCCCGTCCCGCCAGAGATCATCTATTTGCCTGTCCAGGGCTTCGGCGTCTTTGTCACCTTTTGGCGTGGTGCCAACATCCCTGTAACCCTCCAGAACACTGGCGCGCGTGAAGGAGTAGACCGCACGCCGGAAGCGGTAAACTTTTGCGCTTTCGCCGTTAATCTGCTCGACAGGTTCACCGACAGAAGTCAGCAGCACAGAGGCCAGAGATTCCGCACCTTCCGCTTCCCTTTGCTTGCGCCAGTCCTTCAATTGATCCGCGACATGCAGCGCGGCCTCTGTTGCCATATGCATTAATCGGGATGTTGTAATGTCACCGGCGATGCGGGCAGCCAGGCGCAGATCGTGGAGTTTTACCGTCGGCCAGAAAGTGCCGATGGCAATCTGTGCGCCGCCGTCGTCCACGTCTGTCACATCACTTTCAGCAGGTCTGACGGGGCGCTGTGCGATAAAACTCATCGTCGTTTCTCCGGTAGGTCAGGCGGTGGGCGTCCGGTAAAAAGACCGCATTACGGGCAGATCGCCGGGCGCGCCGCCTGTGGCGCGGGGCCAGTTCATTACGCTCAGGCGTTTACTTTGTGGCGGTTTTCGTTGTCTTTTTTGCCGCCGTTTTGCGGGTGGCTTTTTGAGTGCCGGCCGCCGTTTTCGTCTGCTTGCGCGTTCGTGTTGTTTTTTCTGTTGCGGGTGTTTCGGTTGCTGCTGTATCGCTGGATGAAGTCTCATCTTCCGCATCACCACTTGCCGCGCTGGTCTGCGGCGCCTTTTTCAAAGCGCTGACCAGAGAAGCGATCTCCCGTTTCACACCGGCACCCGGGTTCAGGCTCATGGCTTCCCGGAAGAGTTTCAGCGCTTCGCCTTTGGTTTCCGCGTCTTCCGTGTCGCGACGGCAAAACGCCCTCACCTTGCACAGCTTCGCGCGGACCTCATCCGGCATATCACTGTCAGCCACAATTTCGGCCAGCTCGTCCAGCATGGGGATATAGCCTGACAAATCGGCTCCGGCGTCCGTGGTGGCGAGGTTCAGAATGGGATTGCAGATTTCCTCGGCCAGTACCGTAGGTGCCGGGCGGCGATAGTTGTCATCCGGCATGCTCAGGCCATGCTTAACGACATAGCGCCCGATACGCAGCGCCAGCGCATAGTCGGCGCAGTCCACCGCCCACACCATCAGCGTGGTGATGACCGGATCCGCGCGCCCGCTGTCGCCCTCGATCGTGCCGTCAATCCATCCCTGAAACTCTGGCAGGATGCTGGCCTTTACAGCGGCCTTCGCCTGGCGGGACTGGATCTGGCTCAGCGAGGATTTATGCATATGCAGGCGAAAGAGGATCTGCTCATGCGCGGTGCGCGTCTCCGCGTCACGCTCATCACTGGAGCCTCGCCTCTCTGCCATGACCTTCTGAAAATGTCTTTGTGCCGGTGTCAGCATGCGTTCATTCTCCTGGGCGGGCTTGCTACCCGCCATGTGATGGGGATTATCAGGCGAATGTCACGCCGTCGATCATGGCAACCATGCCGTACTCTTCAATGACATAGTCGTCATTGCTGGACTGGTAAGTCGCTACACGGTTGTAATGCGGCTCTTCGCGGATTGAGCGGCGCAGGGAGCCTTTCTGGTAGTACACGGAGAGGTTTTTCAGGTTGGTGATGAGCACGACATCTTCAGGAATACCCGGGACAAAGACCGTTGGCAGACCGCCGATCTTTTCCTGGCTGACAATGAGCTGCGCGGCCAGCAGTTCGGTATTCGGATTGGTCTGGCTGAGCGCGTTCACTTTCGGCAGATTCACTTTCAGCAGCAGATCGGACGAGAGCACAGTCACCAGACCGGGAGCGCGGCGGAACCAGGGATCCATAAGGCTGTGACGTGCATCGAGCACGGCGGCATCAATATTGCCGTAGGTGCCTGATGCAATCACCGCGTTATTCTCATCACGGGAGGTCAGCGTAATACCCGGCATAATGCGCTGCGGCGCCTCATTGCGGATTTTTTGCAGCCAGCCAACGCCGCAATCCTGCAATAATGGATAGGTCGTACGGTCGGAGTTTTCGGAGTAATGCGTGCCATTAAAGCCAATCATCTGGCGATCCAGCCCCAGCTGACGAGCCATCGCATTACTGATTAATGACTGAAATTCAGGGTGACCGGCCCACGCGTCCAGCTCCGCATACGAAAGCGCATAATCATAGTTGGTTTTGCGGCAGTGGTAGTTCTGCGGCTCTTTGTTATGGTTCGGTGCAGGGTTGCGGCGATTGGTACCGTCCGAGCTGTTATTGGTGCTTGCCATCGGCCCCTTACTGCCGATCTTTATTTTCTGGCCTTCCTGCTCTTTCACAGGGAAGTGATTGACCTGCTTCATGAAGTCATCCGACTCCATGGCGGCCTGTTCCAGTTTTTGCTGAATAGTCGGATCGACGTTAAAACGTTTGGTCACAGCAGAAGGTGAAACGCCGTTCAGCTGCGCCTGTCGCACAATGTAATTATCAAATAGTTCGCGGGTCTGGTTTTCCATGGTTACCTCTTAGAAGTCTGCAAGCTGCGCGCTTCCGTTGCCGGTTGCCGCCGGTCGTGCGCTGTAATTTTCTGCGGGCTGGAGCTGGAGCTGACCGCGCAGCTCGTTAAGTTCGCTGGTCAGTTGCTGAATGGTGGTTTTGTCCTGCTGGCGTTCCTGCTCCAGCGCGCTGAACCGGTCGATCTGGTCGGCCTGAGATTGAGCAACGGCTTCAACAACCTGATGCAGCTGACTGAAGCGCTGATCGTCCGTTTTCTGGCCTTTACCAAGGATGCCCATCACGCGGTTGAACCAGTTAACGCCCTCCTCGCCGCGCTGGGCTGCCAGTTCGATCACTTCAGCTTCAAGCGCATCTGAGAACAGCGGCGCCTCAATCTGCTGGTTATTGAAGGCCATCACCTGCGCGCGCTGCTGGGCGGCGAATTTAAGGCGCTCAGTTCCCAGGCTCGCCGGTGTGTCCGTCATCGCCAGTCCGACCACATACGCCTTGCCGTTGAGTGCAAACTGCGGATGCAGCTCAATACTGGAATAGATTTTTTTGCCTTCATCGGTGAGCTGCTTCATTCGTGCCGACGCGTCGATCTCGGCATAAAGCGCCGTACGACCGGCCAGCGGCCCCTCGGTGATATCCTCCGCGCTCAGTGCAGCAACATCCCCCATGGCGCCGAAATTGCTGTCAGGGAGCATAGAGAGATAGTGCTCCACGTTGACGCGGGCACCGTAAACGTCCGGGTTGTAGCTCGCCGCTGCATCGCGGAGGTGCTGCGGCTGGATCTCGCGCCCGTCAACGGTGGCGCCGGAAACCGCAACGCGAAACTTTTTGCGGGCGGGTTTAGTCGTGCTGGCCATGTCGTTTTATCCTGTTGATTTATGTCAGTCGCTGCATCATCGCAGAGCCTAAAAGCCCGGCGCCACGCGGTTTTGTTGTCGGAGAACGGTCAGACCTGAAAGCCCGAGCCGCAGGGATCGCGCGCAGGTAATCTCCCTGCTCAAAAGGGGGAAGTGATGATTCAGGATGCGTTTATTCGATTGAGGGCAAAGCAGCTCTACTGGCAGGGTTACCCGCCTGCCGAAATTTCGCGACTAATGGGTATCAACTCAAACACGGTTTATTCGTGGAAAAAGCGCGACGCATGGGATGATACAACGCCCATCAAACGGGTGACGCAATCCATTGATACCCGTCTCTGCCAGCTGAGCGCGAAAGACAATAAAACCAGTGGCGATTTCAAAGAGATTGATCTGTTAACCCGGCAGTTGAAAAAGCTGGATACCGGGCAGGCCTCCACTACCACCGGCGTTAAAAAAACCAGTCGTCGCAAGAAGAAAAATCACTTCTCCGAGGAGCAGATCGAGGCATTGCGCTCAAAAATTCTCGACTCTCTCGCATGGCACCAGCGCGGCTGGTATGAGCAGCGCGATCAGCGTAACCGGATGATCCTCAAATCGCGGCAGATTGGGGCAACCTGGTACTTTGCACGCGAGGCATTGCTGGGCGCACTGAGAACGGACGTTAAGCACGACTACCAGCGCAACCAAATTTTTCTGTCAGCATCCCGCAAGCAAGCGCTCCAGTTCCGCAACTTCATCCGCAAAGCGGCTGAAGAGGTGGACGTCGAACTTAAAGGCGGCGAGCAAATCACGCTGTCAAACGGCGCGGAGCTGCATTTTCTCGGGACGTCCGCGGCGACAGCACAGTCTTACACCGGGCACCTGCGGTTTGATGAGTTTTTCTGGACAGGTAACTTTATCAACCTGCGTAAGGTCGCCGGCGCTATGGCAACACTTAAAGGCTTAACGCGTACTTATTTCTCAACTCCATCCAGCGAAAGCCATGAAGCCTATCAGTTCTGGACCGGCGATCGATGGAATGCGAAACGGCCTAAAGCGCAGCGCGTTGATTTCGACGTGTCCTGGAAGAAAACGCATAGCGGCGTGCTTTACCCGGACAAAACGTGGCGGCAGATCGTCACTATTCAGGACGCTATCAACAACGGCTGGGACTACACCGACATTGATGAAATCAGGGACGAAAACAGTCCTGATGAATTTGAAAACCTGTACATGTGCGAGTTCGTCAAAGACGGCGAAAGCGCGTTCAATCTTAGCCAGTTACTGGGGTGCGGCGCTGACGGATATGACGACTGGCCAGACTGGAAACCGTTCGCCAGTCGCCCTATGGGCCAACGTGAGGTGTGGCTGGGCTACGACGCCAACGGCAGCAGCGGCAATGGTGATGCCGGTGCTCTGTCCGTGACGGTCCCTCCCCTTGTGGCTGGCGGTCGGTTTCGCACGGTTGAATTGAAGCAACTGCGAGGACTTGAGTTTGAACAGCAGGCAGCGGTCATCAAAGAGGCTGCCGAGCGCTACAACGTCACTCACATCGCCATTGACGGTCAAGGCGTCGGGGAGGCGGTCTGGCAGATTGTTAAAAACTGGTTCCCGGCGGCTATTTGCTACCAGATGAGCCTCTCTTCCAAGCGCGCCCTTGTCCTCAAAATGTTGCAGGTCATACGCGCCGGCCGCTGGGAATATGACCGCAGCGAGCAGGGTCTGGTCAGAGCCTTCAACGCTGTCCGCAAAGTTGTTACGCCCGGCGGTTTCATCACTTACGAAACTGACCGATCGCGCGGCGTAAGCCATGGTGATATGGCGTGGGCAACCATGCTTTCGATTATTAATGAACCGCTGGGCCAGGAAAGTGGCGGCGGTGGTTTCGCAATGGGATGGTAACTTTGAAAAAGAAATACGGTAAAAAGCCGATAGCCAGCACCGCCGGCCCTGACATTGTGGAGTCACTGAAGGCCGATCCCGCGTTGACAGCGTTCAGTTTTGACGGCCCTTATCCCGTGCGGGATATGGCCGATTTGCTGGACAATCTCTATTGCATGGATAACGGGCGATACTATGAGACACCAGTAGATTTTTACGGACTGGCTAAAGCTCCGCGTCAGAGCGCCTGGCATGAGTCGGCGTTGTATTTCAAACGTAATGTGCTCACCGGCTGTTTTATCCCGCACAAGCTGCTCAATCGCCAGACCTTTTCCGCGTTTGCGCTGGACTGGTTCACGTTTGGCAATGCCTATCTCGAATTGCCGCGTAATCGTCTGGGCGGCCCGCTTCCCTTCAAACACTCTCTTGCGAAGTACACCCGGCGTGGAAGCACAGATCTCGATCAATACTGGTTTATCCGGCGCTGGAAAGAAGAGCACACGTTCAAATCAGGAACGGTTTGTCACGTTCTGAACCCTGATATCAATCAGGAAGTCTACGGTATGCCGGAATATATGGCCGCACTGCTGGCCGCCAGCCTGGCCCACTCCGCTGACATGTTCCGTAAGCTGTACTACGACAACGGATCGCATGCTGGATGCATTGTGTATATTGGCGCCGGACAGGTTGACGATAAAAGCATGAAGGCAGTCAAAGAGACGTTGACCGGTGCGCGTGGTAAAGGCGCATTTAAAAACCTGCTGCTGCATGCGCCAGGCGGCGGCAAAGACGGCGTGCAAATCCTCCCCTTCCAGCAGATCACGGCGAAAGATGAGTTTATCAACATTAAGAACGCCACCCGGGACGACATACTCGCAGCGCACCGTATCCCGCCGCAGCTGATGGGCGCCATGCCAGAGGGAAACGGATCATTTGGGGATATCGAGAAAGCCGCCCGGGTGTACGCTATCAACGAACTGACACCCGTGATGGAGGCGCTGAAGGTGGTGAACGAGTGGATCGGAGAAGAAGTGATCCGCTTTAACCCTTACGCGTTGCTTACCCCTGAGAAATAACTGCCAGAAAATTCAGTTTCTTTAAACAACATCAGCCATTTATAACAGGCCAGCGTTTTCGCTGGCCTCATCTTTTCTGCTTAAAGAATCCCGCATCAGCGCCTCTCCGCACGTCGCTGCTTTTTCCCTGCACAAGGGGCATGCCTCCATCCAAAACGACCACTCACCGTGACGCAGAAACCGTGAAAATGCGTATTCTGCCGCCTTCCCTACCCTGACCCGTTTGCGGGGGCTTGCCCCCCGTCACCTGCGCGCAGCAATCCTGTCATTTTTGTGCAAGTTCTACTGACCTACAACATTTGAGTACTACTAGAGTTAAGGGCGTAAACTGCCTCTCCAAAGAACATTCAAATTTGTGCACTATTGTGAATAATAAATATTTTGATTAAAATCATTAAAGAATAGGCGCATCCTAAAAACTCAACAAAGGAAATATAATGAACAATATTGAAGCCCCCAAAATATCCTTATTCAATACTGATGAATCCATCAAAGAAACCTTATCTAAAGAATATTCAAACATCCAATCCCATAAGTTAAACGGAAGGGTTTTTTTCAAAGATGAATTCATTGGTTACCGGAAAAACCATGATACAAAATACGATATCCCCGGGGATCTTCACGAATCCGACATAATAATAATTGACACACTCCCCCCTAAAGACAGAACTTACACCTCAAAAACTGTTAGATTGCGGTTTGATAGTTTACCTCATGACATAGATATAATGCCAGTGGATATTAAACTGATAAACGACCATTTTAATTCAAACCAAAAGAAAAGGATTGTAATAGTTTTTTGCGAACAATTTTCGGAGGAAGAGTACAAAATTTACTTTCCAGAAAATAAAGAAAGCGATCACTTCATCAGCCATACATTTTATATCGGCGAAAATAATCGACCAATATTTAGAGAAGGTTCGAGATACAAGACAGCTCAATCGCAACCAGATCCAATTCTCGATTGCATAATCAAGCATGCTGACAAGCTAACCTATAAAGTAGTATTCAACAAAGACTTCATGAATCCATCCTCCAGAATATATTTATTAAATGAAAGCGATGAAGTCATATCTTTTTCGACTTATAGCAACAACTCCTTTTTAATTTTTCTTCCAAGCCTAGCCGATAAAGAAAATTTTCTATTCGAGCTATTGAGTAGGGTTCTCCCTAGCATTTCTGAGTTTCATGAATTATTCCCCAATAACACATCTTTTTCATGGCTTGATGAACCATCATATTTATCTGCTGAAGAGTTAAATATTATCCACAAAACAAAGGAACTAGAGCTAAACTATCTTAAAGAAAAAGAGTCCTTATCAACAGAACTTTTATCAATCAAAGATAGACAAGAAAACATTTTTTTGAAAAACCTATTAAAAGAAACAGACGATCAATTAGTATATGCTGTTGAGTGGTTCCTGAAGTATATTGGCTTTGAGAATATTGAAAGACCTGATGAGAATATCAAACAGGGTGATGTTTTTGAAGAAGATCTGCGTATCAACGATGAAAATGAAACTTACCTTATAGAAATAAAAGGAATAGGGGGCACCTCAACTGATGCACAATGTTCTCAGATATCAAAAATTGTTAACAGAAAAAGGAAACAAAATACTGGCAGAAAATATATAGGAATTTATATAGTTAACCATCAAAGATTCAAAGCACCGCTGAGCAGGATACTGCCTCCTTTTAATGAGAAACAGATTGAAGATGCTGAAATTGCATATAGAGGTATGACTTATACATTTGAACTATTTAACGTATATCATATGATTGAGCAAAAAATCCTAAGCAAAGAGCAAGTCAGGACGGCATTTTTAGAAGATGGTTTATTAAATTTCAGAAAGCCGCTAATCCCTCTACCAAGACCACATATTTTCCCTAAACCAGAGGTTTACTCCTTTGATATTGGTGAAAATTCAAATTTAGAAATAAAAAAAGGAGATTGTATTGTTTTCGTTGATGACAATTCGCACTGGCATAAAGTTGCTATTGTAGAGTTACAAGTAGATAAAACAAGTGTTGAACGTGCCAATAAAGGCAAAGTTGGCATAAAAACCTCTGGTTTCTTTGAAAAAGCTAAAGATTATTATTTGCTACCCAACCAACCCTGAAATACACATTGAATTTTTAGAAGGATTATACTCATAAGAGTATAATCCTTTATATTAATTTTCCCCCACAAAAAAGCCATCTAAACCAAACTCTTACCTACAACTATTTAGCTCAATACGATGTAAAATGTCGTAGTAAGCATCTTAAATGTCTTGATAGATAAAATGACCAGCACCATCAATATTGGCAGTACTGACCAACACGCCACAATTTCATAAGGTTTTTGATGACAATCCGAGTAACAAGACTATGGGTCTCTTTTGCCTCTCTTAGAAGAAGGTGCAAAGTTTATCTTTTACAGCTCTAGTGGAACGATACACTCATCATTATCGTGCTATAGGGTCCATATTCTTGAGCATGTTGGAATAATGCTCGACTGGATCATCTATAATGTGACCTACATCTACTTTATTGTGTTTTTTCAACAGTTTCCACACGTTCCGAATCTGAACATCTGAATTCTCTGGTTTCATACTGCGCAGCGCCCCATCGTGAGTCGCGTAGTAAATGCGATCACCATAACGTATGCGTTTACCATTAAGTAAATGATTAACCTGGGATTCTCTAAGTTCGATGCCAATAGATGAAGCAAAATTGCTCAACAAGACCTCAAGCGGAGAGTAATTGCGTGATTCTACGTGGCCCTGCGCTTTATTCTTGTTATAGATCTCCTCTGTAATCCTTCTCAATATAGCCCGACGCTCTTTTGAAGGTAGTTTACTCACATCAAGTGCTCCCGTTCCTTCAACAGGGGTCATTATCTCGGGTATAGCAACGTCAGTTACCATCTCTTTTTTGCGGATTTTTTGGTTTGGGGGACAGTTATTGCCACGAGTCCAAGGGGCGACGGGGTCGCCCTGGGCGGCGCTTTCAGCGCCTGGGTTAGCGGGAGCCTTCTTCACCATCTTCCAGGTATGGACATGCGTGCATATTTTGTTTTCCTTACCGGTGATTGGCGACCAAATGCCATAAATACGAATCCCGTGATCGCCATAGGTTCCTGGTTCGACTGTCGGCTCGTAGGCGGTATGAATGAGGTAATTTTTGCGGGGAACAAGTACACCGCCCTGCTTCATGATGTAAGTGGCAAAACAGCCAACATCAGCAGCTGCGAGCACAGCGTCCAGTTTTGGATCCATAAGTACCGGAGCACCCGGTTTGCTGGTTTTCATTGCACGAGTTGCCTGCGATGCGAACAATCGTAACTCGCGGTACGCCTGGCGGCCTGGAATCCCAAAAAAACGAAATTGTTGAACACGGTGCAACGATGCCCATGCAGTGACGTACTCGGCACTATCACGTAGTGATTTACCCGTCTCCTTGCTGACGGTGTCACCCAGCCCACGCCCATCGATGTTTTTACTGACGTACTTTGCAATATAACTGGCCGGAGTCCCCTTTCGCGGGTCTATCAGCTTTGACTTGAAACGAGCGCCAGTGTTATTGCCAAGTTCGGCGCGATCTTCTCGGATAGCGAAACGACGCAGCAGCTCTGTGATTGCACGTTGATGTTTTTTGCGCATAAAACACAATAAATGCCAGTGCACAGTTCCATCGTGATGTGGTTCGGCTACGCGGACGCCGTACCAGCGCAGCTCTTTTTTGTGCATTGCCTTACGGAATGCCGCAAACGTATCAACCAGATAGTCGCTGCTTTTCCTAACTGTCGAGTGATCCCATGTAGGATTAGGCTTCCCGTTCATCAGTGTGGCGTGGTACTTAGAAGGACAGGTGATGGTATAGAACATGGCGCAGTCGCCACGCATTTCAGCTATCAATTCCAGGCCTTTGACACAGGCCATCATCTCATTACGACGGTGCGCTGGATTGCTGGCACTTGCAAGCACCACATCCTCCATGCTGAGCGTGTCGCCATCTTCGTTAATCAGATCATGGTTGCGGAAAAAATCCATCGCCTTACGGCGTTGTTCCCGCTTCTGCAACAGAATGTCATGGCTGACATAAGGTGATGCGTGCCGATGAACAAGGCACGCAGCCCGAAGTAACTCTTCCCGCCATTCGTTGCGGAGTTGCCACAGCTTACGTTGCCACCAGTCAGCACAACGCATACGGGCAAGCGCGCCCGGTATCAGCTCGTAATTAATCGGGTTGCGGCGATTATGTTTGCTGCGGAGCGCTTCATAACCCGGCGGGATAACATCAAGGCGTGACACTTCGGCCGCCACACGACGATAGAGCTCCAGTATTACGATGGGAGAAGCTAATTCATTGGTCAGCATCTCACCGCAAAGCTGGATAAAAATCATATCAATGTGCGCTGCGACCAGCGTTGAAAGCCGCTTAACCTCCCGCTGATTCAGTTCAGCAAGTCGAAGGAGTTGATCAAGGCTATCCCTGCCAGCCATGGCCTGGAATGACAGCGACGCCTGGTTAGCACGGACCTTGTCAATTCTCACTAATGAGGGAGTAATGACCTCATTCAGATAGGTAGGCAAATGGCGCGGATCTTCTGATTTTTCCAAATACTTAATCCTTGTTTCCAGCGGCTTGCGCAGGAAACCAGGCAAGCTGGCGACGTCATCACGAATCAGGGTAAGAGGATCAACACGATGGAGTTCTGCATGTCGCTTAGCCTTCTCAATCAGCGCATCATTCAATTCGTCATAGTGCCAGGGATCGCAATGTGCAACAGAAAAGAGGTACTCTTCTGCTGCACGACTAATTGCTTCAGCCTGCTCGCGTTGATCGCTTTTATCCTGCTCATAAAGCGCAATCCAGACGGCCAGCGCAGAGGGTTTCCGTGCAGGCACATCAACAGCATAAGGGTTTACTGGCTGCTTTCTGGCATTCCAGCTCCATGCCAGGGATGTGGAGTCAGGCATAACTCACCTTCGAATCTTATTTTGCAAAGCCAACGCTTTAACAAGCCGGCGTGCCAAACATTTCGGCATATGTCGCATCACCCATCACCGCCCCACAGTCCGGGCAACCTCCACCACCAGAACGACCGCAACCACCACACACGCGAAGAACGCCAATCACTTCACCGGCCATATCGCGGGATTTGGCGCTAACGGAACGTCGAACTCTGAAGGCGTGGAGATTGAAAGCGGAGTAGATCTGGCGTGTTTCTGGTGTGTCGCTATTCGAGATGGCCGATCGCGTTCCATGCTGGCGATTAACGTCCAGCAACGCCGTAACCAAAGCGCGGTGATCATCCAGGGTAAATGGCTTGCCGTAAGCGGTAAAATTGGCTGTTTTGCTAGTCGGGATGTACGGTGGATCGCAGTAAATCACGGAGTCCAGGCGATTCCTGGCGACGTACGGAATGGAAGTACGAAAATCATTACAAAGAAAGAGCGCGTGAGTATCCCGCGCCTTTTCGGCAAATAGGCGCATTTCTGCTTCTGGAAAATAAGGCGCCTTATAGCTGCCAAAGGGAACATTGAAACCGCCATCCCTGTTGGTGCGATAAAGCCCGTTAAAGCAGTGGCGATTCAGGTATAAAAATGATGCAGCCCACCGTACAACGTAATCATCTGCACACTCGTCATCCCACGACAGGTGGTTGAACAACTTGCGCTCTTCGTAATAGCTATCTTCGTTATTGCCATTTCTGAATACGTTCCTGGCGATCAGTATCAATCTTTCAGGGTCTTCCCTGAGCGCGAGGAAGAAATTGATCAATGCGCGATTGCTGTCACAAAGTACATAGCGGCGGTATTCCGTATTCATAAAGACTGTGCCACTGCCTACAAAGGGCTCAATCAAGCAATCGGCTTTAGGTAAGTGCTTCAGCAGCTCCGGCAACACGCGGGTTTTACCGCCAGCCCACTTAAGAGGTGACTTAATCATTTGCGGCATTCCTGGTTATAGGTTTCATGGGTCATCAGTCGCCACTGCTTACCACCGTTTTTGCTGAGCAAACGCCAACGGAGGCCAATGCGGATCACGAGATAGGCGTGTGGCTTGACTCGGGTGTAATTACGCTGTCCACGAGCAAAGCAATTCAGGGCGGCAAGCGCCCTCTTACAAACCGGCAACGGCGCGTTACAAACAACAGACAGATGCGAATGCATGGCGGCCCTCATAGCGATCCAGTGTGTGGAGAGGTCAAGCGCTGCCAGATTTCGCAGACTTGCTCTGCTTGATATCGCGCGTCAGTGAGCGTGTAACGTGCCAGGGCGCTTCTCGCATGAGGCGCATAGTCTGTGGCAGCAGCAAGGTCGAGAAGTGAACGAATGCAGCGGTATTTTGTGCCTTCAGGGAAAATGCCTGACACCTCTAAGCGATCCACGGCATAACGAAGTGAAACCAGTTTTTCCGGGGCATCTTTGAACCATACGAATAACGCCGCGTTCCGGGGACAGGTATTGTCGGCGATGAAAGCAGCAAGGCTGCAAAGTGCATCTTCTTCAGCTTCGGTTGCGCTCATTACTTCGGCGCGCCAGTGAGAGTCTTTTTTCATCCAATCGAATGCCGTACTAATGCTGATACGGCCCTTCAAGCTTTCAGATTTACGAATGTCTATCGAAGAATAAAAAACCTTTCCGATCTGCCCTGTTGAGGGCTCAAAAAACACAGCTTCAATGGCACACAGAGGTGATGACGGTTTCTTATTAACGTTAATCAAATCGATCATTAAGTGATTCATGGTCTACTGCCCTCGCTGGTGATTGTTTCGTGGTTGGCTATCCACTGCTCAAGTGCTGAATAAATCTCTTCGGGGGTAAGGCCTTGCTCTTTCAGCAGGCCCATACGGATGCGCAGCAATCCGAGTAAATGGGCGCGCTCGCCTTTGCGCGCATTGGTGCTGATTCCCATAAACTCTGGATCGCTAATTCCGCCTTCCGGCTTTATTGACGTAACCGACATGCAACCTCCTGAAAAAGGCAAAACAAATCCCCGGCAAAGTGAATGCCGTTATTTTTAAAGCGGGTTAATTAATTGTTTGGACGCGATTTTCTTTTAATCTGCTTAAATATCCTTTCATGCCAGTAATACATGAAATCAATAAAGGTCATTCGCGCGCGATCGTGATTACCGCGAATTGCTTTTTCGAGCCCGTAAATTATTAAATCTTTAGACGGGCTTTTTGAGCTAATGGTGATACGAGCACCATTTTTTAGATGTACAGTGAACCCCTGCTCGGCACTTTCCACTGCTTCTCGAATCAGCATTTCCTGTTCCCAAGATGTTTTTTCTTCGGTGAACATGGCGTACTCCGATGATCAGTAAAAGCGAGGGGGCTCCAGCCGCCAGGAGGCTCTAGCTCCCAGTTTCAGGTGTTCCAGGATCTCCGGGGTAACTTCTACGGTTACCGCCTGCGGCTGAACAAACTTCATAGCCTTCTTCAGTTGTTCAGCGTCCAGAGATAGCAGGTCGTATGGTTTAGGGATATCACCATCGGTCACGGAAATAATGATGTTGCGGAGTTCTTCAAGAGTGCATTCATCATTCTCGCCTTGAAGCATTGCGAAATGATAAAGGTGGGATACGCCGTGGCGTAAAAGCTGGAGAGAGTAATCATGATTCCATTCCAGAAACTCTTTATTGAAATGGAAGCATTGTAAAAGCGAGTTAATTTTGTCTGCATATTCGAGTTTCATTTTCGCCCCCAGAGATTAAAAAGCAATGAAGTGCTTTTTACTCATGATTCTGTCAATCGTTCGACATGCTTCTGATAAAGTAAAGTCGATGCCGTAATAATGGCCTGTGTGCGTAATTTGATAGCGCTGGCGGTTGTACGGTTTTTTGCGTGGGAGTTTCAGAATAGTAAAACCACAGTAGAGGCTGGTTTTGCTATTGAGCTGTGATACTGATCCGCGGCTACCGTTCTTCATGTTTCCTCTCCTGAAACCGGCTATCGACCTGGCTCACCGAGACCAAGCCACATCAACCACCCTTCCCTGATCTCCTTTGGACGACTTTCGTAGGCCAGTTTCATGCCGTTGTTCCAAGCTGGAAGGTAAACCCAGTACTCGCCCGCACGGCCAGAAGTAGACTGGGGATCGGTCATCTCGATTACAGGAAGCTTCCCTTTTTCAATCATTCCCTTCACCGCAGCAGGGGTTTTCCCGATGAGTCTGGCGAACTCCTGATAAGGCACAGCATCCGTACTACTTACAAGCTGTTTGCTCATCTGTTACATTCTCCTTTTGGGTAATTAATTGCTCTTAATTGTATTTAATTGCCTATCTTTGCAAATTTCTTATTCGGAAATTATTTCCTTATAAGAGAATAATCATCTTATGGAGGACTCATGTCAACCCCAGTTCATGAAAAAATCAAGCTCATTAGGGAATCCGAAAGGCTAAACAGGAAAGAAATCAGTCAATTAACTGGCATTGCTTATGGTTCATTTTGTGGCTATGAAGCGGGTGATAAGAAACCAGGCGTTGAAGCGATAATGAGACTGCTACAACACCCCAGATTCATGAAATACACACTGTGGTTTATGACCGATCAGGTTTCGCCTGAAGCCGGTCAAATCGCACCGGCCCTCGCACACTTTGGGCAAGACTTAACAACCTCGCAGCACTCCGACCAAAAGACTGGTTAACAATTAACCAGTCCTACATACATTTCAAATGTCTATTATTGGTCGAAAAGTATTCATCACATAATTGCAACGCGTTGAGGCCGAAAGGCAAACGCACCCATCGGAGGGTTTTCTTATGACTATTAAGAAACTCGATGATGGTCGATATGAAGTGGACATCAGGCCTGCTGGTCGCAATGGAAAGCGTATCCGCAGGAAGTTTGATAAGAAAAGTGAAGCGGTAGCTTTCGAGAAGCATACCCAGTTCAACCACCACACCAAAGAATGGTTATCAAAACCGACGGATAAGCGGCATCTGTCTGAACTGATACAGCTTTGGTGGAATTTGAAAGGCAAGCATGAGGAGCACGGTCGGATAAACCGCAACAAGTTAGATATTTTTTGCAGGATTACCGACGATCCTTGTGCTTTTCAGATTACAAAAGCGCTGATTAGTCAGTATTACGCGGCAAGAAGAAGCCAGGGCATTAAAGCTTCCACCATTAACCGTGATCTCAACAGCATCAGTGGCATGTTCACAGCGCTTATCGAGGCCGAGTTGTTTTCGGGTGAACATCCGATCAGAGGGCGGAAGAAGTTGAAAGAAGATGTCCCAGAAACTGGCTATCTGACAGAGGACGAAATCAAGCACTTGCTCTTTAAACTGGATGGCGACAACAAGAAGATAGCTGTTCTGTGTTTAAGTACTGGTGCTCGCTGGGGCGAAGCGGCTCGACTCAAGGCGGAACACATCATACAGAACCGTGTGACGTTCGTTAAAACCAAGAGTAACAAGCAGCGGACTGTTCCAGTTTCAGCGGAAGTGGCAAAACTCATAGCGGATGGTAAACGAGGGTTGTTATTTGGTAAGGCGTCTTATTCTGACTTCAGGCAGATACTCAGGGAAGTAAAACCTGATCTTCCGACCGGCCAGGCGACGCATGCACTACGCCACAGTTTCGCGACGCACTTTATGATTAATGGGGGAAGCATCATTACATTACAGAGGATCCTAGGACATGCGCGAATTGAGCAAACTATGGCCTACGCTCACTTTGCGCCCGAATACCTCCAAGATGCAATCTCACTTAACCCGCTGAGAGGTGGTGCTGATGCGTAAAATGTCCACATTATGTCCACACTTAGGTAGGTAAATATGGCTTTCAACGGTCTTGCGTGCCGCGCAATCCCGCATTGCACCGTTGAAAGCCGTTATATCTAGGATGGCTAACGCACCCGACGGGGCTTTTTTTCCCACCGCGTGGACAAGTATTCCCCAGACAGATGTGATAAATTTAAAAATATCACTGTTTATTTGACGCTGATGTCCGTTTGCAGCCCAATATGCTGGGGTGACGTTTGGCGTGCTGGAGCTGTATTATTCATGTCAGATTTTATTCTTGCCCGGGTGTCGCAAACCCTCGCTGCGGAACAGTCCCTGGAAACCCTGGTGCGCCAGCTGCTGGAGATGCTGGAGGCGGTAACGCGAATGGAGTCCACCTACCTCACCCGCATTGATACCAACGCCCAGCGGCAGCAGATCATGTTCGCCCACAACAGCAGCGAAATGCAGATCCCGGAAGGATTTTCCGTCCCCTGGGATGAATCCCTGTGCAAACGCGCCCTTGAGGATCAGTGTACGTTTAGCAATGACGTTGCCAACCGCTGGCACTCCTGCATCGCCGCCCAGGAGCTGGGAATCGCTACTTTTTTAAGCATTCCCGTCCGCCTGGCCGACGGCTCTCTGTTCGGCACCCTCTGCGCCACCAGCCGGCAACAACAGCCTTATAACCTCGAAGGCGAACAGGTCATGGGCCTGTTTGCGAAGCTCATTTCCCACTACGTGGAAAAAGACACCCTGGTGCAACAGCTGCAGGCGGCAAACGTCGCGCTGGAGCTGCACTCGTCTACCGATGAGCTCACCCAGCTTCCCAATCGCCGCGCGCTGTTTAAGCAGCTGGCGTTACGCTTTGCCTCCGCCCGCGCCCAGCAGCAGCAGGTCTCGCTTATTTTTATCGATCTCGATGGTTTCAAAGCCATTAACGATCGGTTCGGCCATCCGTGCGGCGACAGCTTTCTGGTGCAGGTCGGCAAACGACTCACCGCTGTCGCGCGCCGGGAAGATATCGTTGGCCGCCTTGGCGGCGATGAGTTTTTGATCGTCGGTAGCGCCCAGCAGCCTGCCGCACAGCAGGCGTATGTCACGTCTCTGCGTCAGGCTCTGTGCGGCGTCTACTTTCTCGGCGAACAGCGTATCGACTATGAGGGCGCTAGCTTCGGGGTGGTCACCTGCGATCCGCAGAGTATCGATGTTGAAGCGGCCTTACGCGCTGCCGATGAGGCGATGTACCAGGATAAGAAGTCCCGCCGCCAGGAGAATTTCATTCATATTGACTAA